ATGCTAGAAGTTTGTGATGAAGTTAGAATATCTACAAGAGCCGAATGGGTTCCAATTATTCAAAATATGGATATGAATGTTAAATTAATTGTTCGTGAGCCATCTACTATGTCTGATGCAATAAATTTTATGGTGGGCAATTATAATGATACCGTATTGGTTGGAATGCCAGATACCTTTATACTAAATTCTCCAGTAAATATTTATAAAGAGATGATGAAGCATGACAACGCTGATTTAGTTCTAGGAGTGTGGCCCTGTCAAGATGATTTAAAGGGCCGTGTTGGTCAAGTCCTTATAGATTCAAATAGCAAGGTAATTGCTTCGCAAGATAAAGTTGATGATTGTGAATATAAAGATATGTGGGGTACTATGCTATTCAGAAAAAATATGATAAGATACCTAGATCCAGAAAAAGACCATCCAGGAAAGCAGATCCAAGACTGGATTGATGATGGTATGAATATTATGGCAACAAGGCCAGGCGGAAAATATATGGATATAGGAACTTTAAGGGGACTTAAACAACTATACAGAGAGATTGATAATGCTTAATATTGGTAACAGTGAGGCTCTATGCTTTGACGATATTCTTTTAGTTCCACAACAATCAGATGTAGCAAGCCGAAAAGAAGTTAACTTAAGGATGAATGGGTATGATTTACCTATTGTTTCAAGTCCTATGGATACAGTAACTGGTTGGGAAATGGCAGCACATATTGCCAATGCTGGCGGAATTGGAATCATTCATAGATACATGAGTTCTAATGATAGAATATTGGAATGTCGTAAAGCAATAAGGGCTACAGAAAATCCAGATAATATTGGTATTGCTATATCAGCAATTGAAGCTTTAGATACTCAATTTATTCAAGATTTAATTTTTGTTAAAGTTAAATGGATATGTGTTGATACTGCTAATGGTCATGGAGAATCATGTGCTAGAGCAGTTAGAGTATTAAAATCTAATTTCCCAAAATTAAAAGTTATGGCAGGCAATGTTTCTACAAAGTATGGATACGGAAGATTGTCTAGAATGGGTGCCGATGCAATTAGGGTAGGAATTGGTGGCGGAGCCACATGTACCACTAGAATTGTTTCTGGTCATGGAATGCCAACTCTTCAATCTATTATTGATTGTTATGAATTTAAAAAAGAAAATAATATAGAGGCTTTAATTATTGCAGATGGTGGAATTAGAAATACAGGAGACATGGTAAAAGCTTTTGCCGCAGGCGCAGACATGGTTATGCTTGGCTCTATGCTAGCAGGTACAGATGAAGCCCCTGGAGACCTAGATAACGGGTTTAAACGATTTAGGGGTATGGCAAGTAAGGAAGCTCAATTACAATGGCGTGGAGAGTCTTCTGTGCCAGAAGGAGTGTCTACTATGATACCTTATAAAGGATTGGTGTCAAATGTTATTGAAGAAATTAAGGGTGGGCTAGGCAGTGGATGTTCTTATTCTGGAGTACATGCGTTAGGAGATTTAGCTTATGAATCAAACTATGTTAAAGTTTCGCCATTAAGTAAAGCAGAATCTATTCCACATGCTAAAGGAGCAAATTAATGAATATTCAAAAAGATAAAGGTTATCAAACTTGGATTACAGATCTACAGCTTTCAGCAATTGATGCTCCATCTGGACATGAAATTTTAAGAGAATGTTTAGAAATTGCGGAGATGTTAATTAAAAAGAATATATCTTATGGAAACTCTGCTTTAAATCCAGTTAGAGTATTTAGCAAGGCGGATCCAAAAGAACAAATTATGGTTAGACTTGATGATAAATTAAGCAGAATTAAAAATGCCGAGTCATTTCCAGGAGATAATGATATAGAAGATATGATTGGTTATTTAGTTTTATATAAATTATGTGATTGATTTTAGTCGACTAAGATGGTATACTAATTAAATGTCAGACATAGAATTATCGAGTCATTTTGACCGAATGAATAAAGTTGTAGAAGAATTACTTAAGGGTAATAATGCTACCGCTATTGCTACTATTACTGGGTTTCCCCGCAAAGATGTTGTTGAATTAATTGGCGAATGGAAATCCGTAGTCCACAATGATCAGAATGCTAAAGATCGTGCTAAAGAAGCAATATCTGGTGCCGATCAACACTATGCTATGTTAATTAAAGAGGCATGGAAAACTGTAGAAGATGCAGATCAATCTGGACAGCTTGGCATTAAATCTGGTGCCCTAAAATTAATTGCCGATATTGAGACAAAGCGTATAGGAATGCTTCAGCAAGTAGGATTATTAGACAATGCTGAAATGGCAGATCAAATTGCTGAGACGGAACGCAAGCAGGAAATTTTAGTTAGAATTTTAAAAGAAGTAACTTCAAGCTGCGGTAAATGTAAGATGGATGTTGCTAGAAGGCTATCTCAAATTACAGGAGTAGTTGAATCAATTGTAGTAGAGGATGTCAGTGGACTTTAATTTTGATGATCTCATTGACATGCTGGATGGCGAAGAATTTGATGAACGCCCAGTTGATCTTCGCACGTTTGTAACAGATCCACAATTTCTTGCGCTTCCGCCACTTTCAGAAGCACAATACACTTTAATTGAAAAAAGTTCTCAGATTTATAAAGAAGCTACGCTAAAGAAACTCTTTGGAGACGAAGAGGGCGCAAGAATGTATAAGCAGACGGCTACAGAAGTAATTGCTCAACTTGGTAAAGGTTCTGGTAAAGATTATTCATCGACCATTGCAGTTTCATATATAGTATATTTATTATTATGCTTAAAGGATCCAGCCACCTATTACGGAAAGCCTCCAGGAGATGCAATTGACATTCTTAATATTGCTATAAATGCTCAGCAGGCTAATAATGTTTTCTTTAAAGGATTTAAAACACGCATTGAAAGATCGCCGTGGTTTGTTGGGAAGTATACGGACAAAGCTTCTGAAATGAAGTTTGATAAATCAGTTACAGTTCACTCAGGTCACTCAGAACGTGAGGCATGGGAAGGATATAACGTACTCGTAGTTATCCTAGATGAGATATCAGGATTTGCTACAGATAATACTACTGGTCACGATCAAGCTAAAACTGCTAATGCTATATATGATATGTATCGTGCATCAGTTGATTCTCGTTTCCCAGACTTTGGCAAAGTAATTCTTCTTTCATTCCCACGCTTCAAAAATGATCCTATCCAAAAGTTTTACGATTCTGTTATTGCTGAAAAAGAAACTATTATACGTACCCATCATTTTAAGATGGATGAAGATCTTCCAGACGGAACGGAAGGCAATGAGTTTGAAGTTCAATGGGAAGAAGATCATATTAAATCATATTTGATTCCAAAAGTCTACGCATTAAAAAGACCTACTTGGGAAGTAAATCCAACTAGAAGTATTGATGATTTTAAGACAGCATTTTATAAAAATAGTCTAGATGCCCTAGGACGCTTTGCTTGTATGCCACCAGAAATGGTTGATGCGTTCTTTAAGTCTCGTGAAAAGATTGAAAAGGCATTTAATAAAATGAATTTAGCAGTGGATAATTTTGGTAGAATAGAAGAATGGTTTAAACCAGAAGATGATAAAGATTATTTTATTCATGTTGACTTAGCTCAGAAGCATGACCATTGTGCTGTAGCTTTAGCGCATGTTGATAGGTGGGTTAATGTTAAAGTAACAAATGAATACTCTCAACCAGCTCCAATTGTTAGCGTAGATGCTGTTAGATATTGGACCCCTACTCCAGATAAGTCAGTAGATTTTACTGAAGTAAAAGATTATATTTTATCTCTAAAGACTCGTGGCTTTAACATTCGTGCTTGCACATTTGACCGCTGGAACTCACATGACATGATGCAGCAATTAAAGTCATATGGAATTAATACAGAATTATTGTCTGTTGCTAAAAAACATTATGATGATATGGCAATGGTTGTCATGGAAGAAAGATTATCTGGTCCAGCAATTAAACTACTTATTGATGAATTGCTACAACTTAAAATTATGCGGGACAGGGTGGATCACCCTAGAAAAGGTTCTAAAGACTTAGCAGATGCTGTATGTGGAGCAGTATACAATTCTATTAGTAGAACTAGACCAAATATGGATAATGAAATAAAGATACATACATACGAGTCTATGAGTTTTGACAATGATTTTAATCCACGAGAAGAAAAAGATGAATCATATAATTTAATTAGGGCACCAAGAATGCCTGAAAACTTACAAGAAGCAATGGATAGGATGCAGATATTATGAGTATATATCAAGAAAAAGCTAAAGAATGCAAGTGCTGTGGAAAACATGTACCCCTTCCAACTATATTAAAAGAATATAACGAAGTCATGCTTTGTCCTACTACTTTCTCTAATGTAATTGAATATAAAAGACTATGGAAAGTATTGGGTACTAGGCCAAGCGGAAACATTAGAAAGCATTTCTCAGAATATGTACAGCAACTTGTTGAGAGCACCATTGACAAAAACGAAGACGGAACGTTATAATATACACCTAAGCAACAGTAGCTTAGTTGGTTAAAGCCCCGAACTCATAATTCGGTAATCCTCGGTTCAAGTCCGAGCTGTTGCACGGAAAGGTATATAATTAATATATGGACGAAGACGAGAAGTTAGCCTTTTATTTAGAGATAGGCGCTATTGAAGTAATGGGTATAGAAGATGATGGAGAGTTTATCTTTAAAATAACCGATGCTGCTAAAGAGTTGGCTCCAGAATTATGGGAAGCTCATGAAGATCATGTTAACTCAACTTTAATAGAATTATATGAAAAGGGATTAATTAACGTTTCATATGATGAATCTTTAGAGGCTATAATTGAAATTACTCCAGAAGGAATGGATATCATTAAAGCATCAGGACTTATTGATATAAACGAAGAATTTAATATATAATTAAATTGCCTTCGTAGCTCAGAGGACAGAGCATTCGGTTTCTACCCGACTGGCCGCAGGTTCGATCCCTGCCGAAGGCACTGGTTGATAAAAATACAGATAAAATGGTATAATAAAAACAGAATTATTACTAAAATAATATGCAGCAATTAAAATAAAAGGAGAATAAAATGTCAGCAGTACAAGGATCAGCAGCAAGGCTAGTAGAAGTAGCTTTAGGTGAAGTTGGATATATTGAAGGTCCAAAAGATAATGAAACAAAGTATGGAAAGTTTACAAAGTCTAACTTTCAGCCTTGGTGCGGTTCATTTGTTATGTGGTGTGCAAACCAAGCTGGTGTAAAGGTTCCGAATACAGTTTATACCCCAGCAGGCGCAGCAGCTTTTGTAAAGGCTGGCACATGGCAAAAGGTTGAAGAAGCAGTACCAGCAATTGGAGATATTGTTTACTTTGATTTTCCAAATGATGGCGTAGATAGAATTTCACATGTTGGAATTGTTGTTAAGGTAAATGAAGACGGCACAGTTGACGTAGTAGAAGGAAATACTAGCGGAGATAAAAAGGGAGATCAGAGAAATGGTGGAGAAGCCTGTCTCAAGAATCGTGCCTATAAAAAGAAGAATGGCTCTAAGCTTCGTAAATCTCAACCAGTGGCTGTTGTTGGATTTGGTCGCCCAGCATTTGGCGAACCAATCAAAACCAAGGCAGATAAGCCAGCAGTAAAAAAGAAGGCAGCACCAGCAGCGAAGCCTGCAGTAGAGCCAAAGAAGAAGTAGACAACTAATAAATTATTTGTTATAATAATATACGGGTCGCTCAATTGAGGACCCGTATATTAATTTATTTGCTTAAAAAGGAGAAATAAAATGGTAACAAATTTTGCTATGGATCTTTTCAAGGATCCATTTTTTATTGGCTTTAATCGGGAATTAGATAGAATGGTTAATGTTCATCAAACTGCCACTCGTCAAACCTATCCCCCATATGATGTATTAAAGTTAGACGAAGATACTTTTCAAGTATCAATTGCAGTCGCTGGATTCACAAAAAATGATTTAGTTTTATCAGTAGATAATGACACATTAATTGTTAAAGGTGAAATTACAGAAGTTACAGATGGAGAATATCTGCATAAAGGTATTGCCGCCCGTAAATTCACACGAACATTTGCTTTGGGTGAATACATGGAAGTAACTGGTGCTTCAATTGAGGATGGCATGCTCAACATTAGAGTTGATCGTATTATCCCAGAAGAAAAGAAGCCTAAAACTATTAAAATTAAATAAGGTATAATAGAAACCTATGGACGCTACCATAGGATGCACCTGAGCATGTGGATAAACGGCTCTTTATAATTTAAGGGGATACCATGTACGAATACCATGTAAAAAATCTTAGCAAAGTAGTAGATGGAGATACTATAGACGTAGACATTGATCTAGGTTTTGATATTTCATTTAGCTCAAGAGTAAGGTTGGCTGGTATTGATACCCCAGAAAGTCGTACAACCGATAAGGCAGAAAAAGCATTGGGCTTAGAAGCAAAAGAATATCTTAAGTATAAACTGAAAGATGCTAAGTCAATTGTGATTAAAACTGAAAAGATGGACAGCTCAGAAAAGTATGGTCGTATCCTTGGTTGGATATTTATAGATGGACAAGAAGTTTCAGTTAATCAACAGATGATTAATGATGGATATGCGTGGGGTTATCTTGGAGATACTAAGGTAAAAGACTTTGAATCTTTAGCAAAGATTAGAGCAAAGAAAGTAAAGTAATGCCTGTTTATGAATACAGATGTGCAGATGATGAAGCACATGCAATACTAGAGATAAATAGAGGAATCAATGATCCAGAAGATCAGTATTCCTGCATAGAGTGTGAGTCTAAAATGGTAAGACATTTCACCCCTTTTGGTATACAGTTTAAAGGTAATGGCTTCTATAAAACGGATAACCCTAAGTAATTAAATAGTCAATCATGATATAATTCTTATGTGATACAAAATTTGTATTCCTAGGAGAACCCCTAATTGACTAGAAAGTTAAGAGTATTTACAGCCTTCCTGCTATCCGTAGGTTGGCTTTTTGCTGTTCCAAACGAAGCTCATGCAGCAGAAGGTTTAACTGCTCAAGTACATAACGTACTCGGTCAGAATGGCTCTCCTTACATACCACAAGGGGATACTGCAACAGTAACAACAAATGTACCTAACATTGACTTTCAGTGGGGTAGTGGCAGTGTTTTGGGTGGTCCTTCGGAAGACGTTATTGTAAGATTTACTGGGTCTATTCTTAGCAACACAACGCAAAATATATTATTTTTAGCAGAAGCAGACGACGGAACTAGGATTTATATTGATGGCGTTTTAATAGCAGATGATTGGGTTGATAAGGGTGGTGGAGGAACTATAAGTTCTCCAGTATCATTTACAGCAGGAGTCCCAAAGACCATAGAGTTAATGTACTATGAAAATGGTGGCGGGGCCTGGGTCAGCCTTGCTTGGGATCAATCTGGCTCAATGCAGATTATTCCCTCGTCAGCCTTTACTTCACAAGCAGCACCAGTAGTTAAAACAATAGGCCCCCCAAGAAACTTGACTGTTGTTGATGGTTCAACTTCAACAGTTTTAGACTGGGATTCACCAGACACTGGCAACACTCAGCCAGAAAGGTATGCAATAAGTTTTAATTGTTCTGGGTGTAACGGATGGGGAATTGCAACTGGAAATGTTGGTGGACCTAATTCTTTAAACACAACAATAACAATTGATCACTCCCTGCTTGAAAGCTTGAGGCCAAGTGGAACTGTTTGGTCATTTCATATTAGATCAGATAATGATACATTAGCCCTATACTCTGTAAACTCAAATGTTGTTACACTTAAAATTGGAAAGACTGCAGAAGAAATTGCTGCAGAGCAGGCAGCAGCACAAGCAGCAGCAGCAGCTGAAGCCGCAATTGCAGCCGCAACTGCAGAAGTAGCACGACTAGCGGAGGTAGCAAGATTAGCGGAGGTAGCAAGATTATCTGAAGTAGCAAGACTTGCTGAGGTTGCAAGACTAGCAGAAATTGCCAGAATAGCAGAAGAAGCAAGATTGGCTGAAGTAGCAAGACTTCAAGCAGAAGCTGCAACATTGTTGGCTGCACAGCAAGAAGCTGCAAGAATAGCAGCCATTACTGCAGAAGTAGCAAGACTTGCAGAAGTTGCTAGACTTGCAGAGGTTGCTAGGTTAGCAGAGGTAGAAAGGCTTGCAGAGATTGCTAGGTTAGCAGAAGCAGCAAGATTGGTAGAAGTGGCAAGGCTTGCAGAGGTAGCAAGATTAGCAGAAGCTGCCAGACTAGCAGAAGCAGAAAGACTTGAGGCTGAAAGAATAGCAGCAGGGATTGAGGCTGCTCGTATAGCAGCAGAGGCTGAGGCAGCAAGAATAGCAGAAGAGGTTGAGGCTGCTAGAATAGCAGCAGAACAAGCAGCTCAAGCAGAGGCAGAGAGAATTGCAGCGGAAGAAGCAGCAGCAGAAGAAGAAAGAGTTAAAGCGGAAGAAGAAGCAAAAGCCGAGGCAGAGCGTATAGAAGCAGAGATTGAAGCAGCAAGAATTCAAGCAGAGATAGAAGCCCAAGCAGAAGCAGATCGTATTGCAGAAGAAGTTAAAGCAGCAGAAGAAAAGGCAGAAGCTGACCGTATAGCGAAAGAAGAAGCGGATGCAAAAGCAGAGGAAGAAAGACTTGCAGCAGAGGCAGAGGCAGAGGCAGCAGCTAAGGCTGAAGAAGAAAGAATAGCAGCAGAATTAGCAGAGTCAGAACGTCTTGCAGAACTTGAACGCCAAAGAATTGAAGAAGAAAGAATTGCTGCCGAGAAAGCAGAAGCGGAAACAAAGGCTAAGGCAGTAGAAGAAGCCAAACAAGAGGCAGCAACCAAAGCTAAAGAAGAGGCACGTCTAGAAGCAGAAAGAATTGCTGCAGAAAAAGCAAAGAATGAAACAACTAAAGAAGAAGTTAAAGAAGCAGTAGCAGCAGTAATTACTGGTAATACTATTACTCAGGCCCAGGCTAACGAAGTTGTTAATACCTTAATGTCTGATGGAAATGTTAGTAAGGCTGAGGTCGCTAATCTTGTAGAAGTATTGACTGCAGATGGCGGTAAGTTAAATGAATCAGAAAAATCATTAGTGGCAGATGCGCTAGTTGCACAGGCAGATGGAGAAGCTTTAAGTTCTGAACAAATTAAAGATTCTGGAATTGAGTATAAAGATCTTCCAGCAGAAACACCAGTTGATGTTAGAACAGATGAGCAAGGAAACGCAGTTGTTATTACTGCGGAAGTAGCAGCACAAGTTGAATTATTGCAAGATCCCGCAGCATTGCTTCAAGAAGCATTCTCAGATCCTGGAGCAGCGTTAGCAGCACTTGGAAGTATCGGTGCTGATATGTCAAAAGAAGAAAGAGAAGAAGCAACAGATATGGTTGTGGCAACAGTTGTAGCGGCAGGAGCGGCAATTAACGCAGCAGCAGTAGCTGCAGGTGGAGCAACAGGTGGAAGCACAGGCGGCGGAAGTTCTGGTGGAGGATCAAATTCACCAGCATCAAGAGGAGGAAGAAGATGGTAAGAATAGTAAAAAATATCCTAAAAGATATGGTAGACCAGGCATGGACTCTCCTTGGAATGTTTATAGCCTGGGTAGTTTTGGACGGTAGTGCTAAGACAATTGTTGGATATGGAATCATGGCAACAACAGCCCTATGGGTATTAACAAGCCCAATACGTAATAAAGAGGAGGAATAACTATGGAAAGTGTAAAAAATATTAAAAATATTATTATGCGTATCGTAGCGGTATTTGCTGCGAATGGTTTAGCGGTTATTGGCGCTGGCGCAATTGCTGGTATTTCAACCGCTAAAGCAATTACAGTTGCTGGACTAACAGCAGTAGCCGCAGTTGTAGAAAAGCTAGCTCGTGCATTTATGGACGATGGAAAGCTAACAATAGATGAAATTAATTCTGCATTCTCTACAGTAGACAAGAGCGCTAAAACGGTAGCCGATGTTGAGGTAGAAGAGCGTCAATTATCAGAAAAGGTTAAGTCGGCTAAAGCCACAAAAGCCTAAAAATGGTATACTAGTAATATGAACACTTATAAGGTCAAATTAAACGTAGAGGTCGAAGTAGAGGCCTTTAACGAAGAAGATGCCAGAGAATATATAGGCGATATATTTAATATAGATGACGAAATTAAAAGTGTTAATATAACTAAAATTCAAGAAAACTAGCTTAAAATAGATTGACACAGCCGTAGTACTTCCTGTATACTTAATACTTGGGATGCTACGGTTTAGTGTTTAGGAAACCAATGCTACATTTAAATCTGTTAGGTGCACAAATATTCATAGAGAGATCCAAGGCTAAGAACCAGAAGGCTTTTTGGAACAACTATGAGTTAATAATTTGGAAAAAAGATTCTAGCGGATATACTAGAAAAGATGGCATGTTTTTAAAAGAGTGGGGAACGGCAGAAAAGATCTCCGTCGATAATAAAGGGATTTGGAAGTTACCCAAAAAATATGTCAAATATTTTAAATGATTTAGGTATTGATTCAGATGATTTAGATTGGTGGCACCTAGCAATATGTAGGGGCATGGATACTAATTTATTTTATGAGAAATATGAATCAGATGTAAATACCGCTAAAAGTATAGATGAAGCTTGCCTTATGTGCCCAGTATCAAAACTTTGCTTTAAGTCTGCTACAGAAAACAATGAGTCTGGAGTATGGGGCGGAATTTATTTAAATTCTGGATCTATAGATAAAGCAAGAAATGTCCATAAAACTCAAGATGTGTGGAAAAAGATAAGGAAAAAAAATGACATTCATTGATAGAGATAAAGATCACTTTAAGTATGGAATGAATCATTGGACTGGCGAACCCAATAAGCCAGTATTTTATAATAAAGAAATGGCTAGAAAGATTAGAGAGATCTATAAACCCTCAAAAGATTTAAAGATGGATATTGTAAAGTATCCTGAATTCCTGGCAATTAGACTATATGAAAGCAATTTTAAATATTATGATGGATCACTCAAGGCGCAAGTTATTGAGTATATCGAGATGGTAAAAAATATAATAGAATCATATGGAGTAAGATGCGAGTTAGAAGGAGTTCCAGATGCAGGAGTACGATAGAGTAATTATAGTATATATACATGAAGAGAATGCCTTTGGAACTGCCGAACACTTGGGAGCTTTTGCTTCCCTTATTAAATACAAAAAGAATGGGTTTGAAGTGGAAGAATTAATTGAAAATGATGAGTTTGCTATAATGGAAGAAATCGTGTTTGAACATATTACGGAAGAGAACTAATGGAAAAAATATTATGCTATTGCTGCAATAAGCCAAAGAACAAATTAAATGTAAGAAAGTCTTCTTTATTGCCCATTAATCTATTAATGTGCGAAACTTGTATTACTTCAAAATTTGAACCACGCTGGGTAGTTATTTTGGCGGGTAGGCAAATAGGATCAGATTCAGTAAAAGAATTTATATTGAAGAAAAGATACTGCGGAAACGATATATCTGCGTCTGAATTATTAGTTTAATTAACATTATAGGGTATAATTAGTACATAATGGAATTTAATACCGTCTTATTTGGCATTCTGGCATCCTTAGTAAGCGGTGCGGGAACTGCTGTCATATCTTCAATCAGAGAGTCTAAAAGAGAAAAAATTAGAAAATCTGAAAAAGAACAGGATATGCTAAAAATAGAATTAAAAGACCTTCAAATTAAACTGTACAAAATTGAGCGGGATTTAGATGAATGGAAAGATAAATACTATGAAGCCATACAAGAATTAATTGTAGTTCGTGCTGAATTAGAAGAGACTTTAATTAAACTAACTCATGCTCAAATACATAATGATGAGGACTAGCGCTTCGAATTTATATTTAGTATACTAAGAGTATGACCTGTATTGTAGCAATAGCTCAGAATGATGTAGTCTATATGGCTGCCGACCACGCAGCTTCTGATGAAAAGTCTGGGTGGATACTTAGTCGAAAAGACCCCAAGGTATTTAAGGTTGGTCAGTATGGCATAGCATTTACTGATAGTTTTAGAATGGGTCAAATTTTACAGTACTCTTGGACTCCACCAAGATATACTCCAACTAAAACTAATAGCGGATTAGATAAGTTTATGAAGACCAAGTTTATTGATTCAGTTAAAGAATCATTTAGAGGTGGTGGATACGGGAGTCAGGTATCTGGTCAAGAAGATGAGGGTGGAATTTTTATAGTAGGTATATGCGGAAGAATATTTACTAT